CAAATCTGTGAAAGGATAATTATAAATAACTCCACTCTCATCTTGAGTCTGATTTCGATGTGCGTCTACTGAGTAAGCTGTCGTTAAACTTTTTAAATATATCATATCATGCCTTCTGTCCTAATCCTGATACGCCTAAACTAATATCCTTCGCTATTCGTTTTGAAGTCTGATCATTGAACTTCCTCAATTCTCTAAGCATATCTTTTTGAATTCGTAAGGATTCATCGTTGCTCATTTGATTTAAGGGTATTACAGCTTCTGGCCCACCTTCTCCAATCATCGCTATGGTAGGCCTCGTTACGATACCACCAGTTTGAAGATGTCCACCAAGTGCTTCTCCTCCCGTAACTGTAATATTCCCCGACCAATCTGCTATTTTCTCAAATAATTTTACTACCCATTCAAGTCCTTTTACGAGTGGGTCTAACCAAGACTTTATATATTTCTCATAGAAACCTGTAAAGGCTGCTTTAATATCATCCCAATGTTTGACTATTTGAACAATTAAGAATATAAAAGCACCAATGCCTGCTAAAATTAAGCCCGTCGGTGTAAACAAACTTCCTAAACCAGACAACAAACCTATTATTTTGCCAACTACTCCGATTGTCATTAAGATTGCTCCAGCAAGAGCTACAAACTTAACTCCATTTTCAACTATTTGAGGACTTAAGTTTTGTAATCTTTCAATTAATGGCTTTATGTACTTATCGATAAAATCTTTAATAATAGGAATTAATACATTGCCAACTTTCTCTGCTAAATCTCCAAAGGTCTCTTTTATAATTGCAAGTTGTCCCGACAAGGTTTTTCCCTTTGCTTCTGCACTCCCAGCATAACCACTGAAAGCATCTAAAAGATTATTCATTTGGAATGTAGGGTCAGCTATTCGTACTAATTGTTCTTTTGTTTCTGCAATCATTAATCCTAAATTATGTTGTCTTATTGCTGCTTCTGCGGCAGCAGGTCCACCAGCAGCAATAACTATGGTCAATTTATCGAATTCTTTTTGCATTTTCTCTATTTCTTTATTATCATCTGCAATTAACTTTTTTACATCAAGAACTTTAACGCCATATCGTTGAAGCATTCCTGTATTGCCCTCAACAGCCTGTGCCGTTGCTCTCATTGCAGTTTCCATATCAATACCCGTTGCGGCTGATAAATCCATTACTTTAGGAATTAATTGTGAAACTTGGTCAGCACTTAAACCTAACTGTAATCCAAAAGATTGTGCTTCTGTTACAGCTTCATCTGAAACTCCAGCAAGTTTTTGCATTTGAGTTGAAAGCCCTAACATTTTATTTTTTGTCTCTTCTGAATATTGTCCTGTAGCTTTAAGTGCAGCAGTTAATCTTGCCTCTGACTTTTCACTTTCTGCTGCTGCCTTAACACAGAGTCCTAAAGCCCCAACAATTGCAGTTCCAGCAACTAAAAACGGAGTTGAGGCTTTGGAAATACTTTGTCCTGTAGCCTTAATCTTACTTCCAAAATCCTCAAGTTTGCTCATTGCTTCCTTGGTATCAACGCCTATTTTGAGTAGGGCATCACCTACGGATATTGCCACTTTTACCCTCCTACTTTTTCTATTTTATTGCCAAGTTCTTTAAATAACTCCACATCTGAAACCATAGTATCAGTCTCCTTTCCAATTCCTCTTGATTGCATAGCATCCATTTCTCTCTGTTTTCTTTCGTTTAATTTTTCTATCATTAAAGTAAATTCTTCATCAGTCCAATTGTTATAAATGTACTCAGGAGTTAAGCGCCATTCTGTTAAAAGGAATTCAAATGCTTCGCCTACGGAGACAGTTTGCCCATTGCTCCTGTTAGGCTTCGTGCCAAAGGGAAGGCCACCTCTGCGATCTGGTCAAAAGCTTTTGCCATTTCTGCATCGGTCGCGCTATTTTCAATCTCTTCACGATTTAATTCAGGTGCATAATCAAATACAAGATCAACTATTTTATCAGGCATAGCTACAAGTATGGCTTTAATCGCACCTTCAAATTTATCTGGTGTATCGGTAGTTATTCCCACATATTGAGGTAAATCTCCTAATAGTTTAGCAAAAGTAGCCCTCCATTTCCGAGACTGCTTAATTACAAGTGGCTTAATTTTATATTGTTTGCCACCTAGAACAATCGTAATATCATTCTGGAAGATCTTGTCTTCCTCAGTTCTTTTAGTTTCTTCCATGCTTTCCTCCTTATTTTTAAGCTCTTGGAACTACTGTTTGAGCACTAAAACTTCTCAATATTCCTATGTCATCTGATTTTTCTGAACCTAAAGCATAATATAAAGCTAAAAGTTTTCCTGCAACAATAGCAACTCCACTTACAGTTAAATCAATCGTAGCATCATTACCACCATTTATTGCTGCTAGACTAAATGCTCTAACACCTGTAGATTCTTCAGTAAACCAAAATTCAAGATGCTTGCCTGTTGGAACACCCATTTTTTTACTAAATTTCGCCTCGATGATCGTACCCGCCGCGTTACTTTTAGTTGAAGCTCCCACCAATAAAGTCGGAGCGGCAGCTTGTGCATCGGTTACTTCTCCGAACTCTCCACTGTCAGCTACTAAAGCTGAAAAGACTACAGGAACTATTGAAACTTCGCCTTTTTTGTAAGGCATGGAAACTTCTCCAATAGGATTTACTAAAGTTAAAATTATAACTCTATCTAGGCCACCTGGTGTTATACCTCTTAATGTCAAGCGCTTTTCTTGTAAGGTCGCTCCACCTAAAGTTAAAACAGCGCCCGTTAAAGAAGAACCTGGAATAGCATCTGCTAAATCTACAAGAGCTCCTTCAGCTATATTTAGAGCAACTTCTACCTCTTGGTTTGTCAGGTACCTTTTAAGAGTTCCTACATTTTCTTCAGATTTTGCATGGAAGTAATCACTCTTGACGCTCATGGTAACGCCGTCCGTAGTATAACCTACAACCCGTGCGAGCACACCCACTCCCAAAGTAATTTCTGCTGTACCTATTAAAACATTAGCCTTCGTACCCATAAGTTCCTCCTATCCGTCTGTTATCGTGCAGAATATACCCGTATCTGCTACTATGCAGGAGAAAGTAACTGGAATAACAGATACTTCTCCCTTTTTATACGGGATGCCAACTTCTCCAGTGGGATTTACAGCAGTAACTGCAATGGTACGTGGAGTGCCAGCAGGGTCAAGTCCTGCAATTGTTAAGGCAAATTCCTGTAATAGTGAACTACCTGCAAGTCCACCACCGATGGTAACGACAGTTCCACCAACGTTGATTGCACTTCCTGGTATAGCTGCTACCAAGTTCGCAAGTGCACCTTCCGCAAAGGTAAACGTGAAGTCAACTTCCTGGTCAGTCAATCTTCGAATGATAGTTCCTACGCGTTCCTCAACCTTGACATTAGCAAAGCTACTCTTGATAGACATCTGAACACCATCAATGGTATAAAACGTAGCGATGGTGTTCACACTGGCCTCTTTTAATCCACCTGATTTTAGTAAGGCAGTGGTAATTGTTACCGCTGCTACGCCAACTAATACATTTGCCTTCGTACCCATAAATTATTACCTCCTAATTTAACCTCTAATTTTTATTTTAAAAAAAGTAAGTACTCTAAAGTATCCAGGAATCTCATCTTGCAAATCTTGGCCTTGAACTTCTTCCTCTGCTGAGAGGATTTGATAAGCCCCTACAACAATGTTTTGAATTCCTTGAAGATTATCATATAATTTGTCATATACATTTCTGGCCGTGATAGGGTCACTTGCCCAACAGTCAAATTGAATACTTGGATCTGGTATGTCAGGAATATAGGGCGTTGATGTTCCCCCCCTGGTAAAGAAACTTACAGCTGGCAAAGTCACGCTTTCAGGTAATCTCGGACAATATATTCTCGGAGTCGCACCACCTATTAAAGCGGTCAGAGTTCCACAGGTTATTAAATAGGCTCTAATAACTGAATTTATATCTGTCATTTTAACTCCGTCTTTATTCCTTCAGGCAATTCCTTAAGGTGTAAATCAAGTGCTGGTTTAAAATACGGACGTGCCGACATAAAACGAGTTCCTACCTCAAGAAATCCTGAATAACCTGAGGTCCCGTAAACACTCCCTTCAAGTCCTTTAGCTTCATATTGGATTGATCTTCTGTTATTGCCTGTTTCAACAGGACTTCCTTCTACCACGTCTTTTGCAATATCAACGATAACATTTTTCAAAGCTTTCTCGGCAGCTTCTTTTATTTTATCCTGAACTTCCTTTATTTTTAAGTTAGTTGTAATAGAAATATTTAATTTCACTAAGCCACCTTCTGGAGCGCTAACTCGCTATGATGTTTATCTATACCATCACTTCTCATTTGAACCAATAGAATTTCAAAAGTTGAACTATCTATTACCGCACCCGTAGAAGCAAGTCGGATATTATCAATTCTGTCCTGCTCAGTTAGAACCACGGAATCATCAACAAAAAGTTTCCAATCCGATATTACGACTTCAGCTCCGACTTTAATTTCCCTGCCAGAACTTGCTACTAATCGGCAAGGTTCATCAGTATAAATAGGTGGTATCCAACTATAAACAGGATTGCCATAACCATCCGTTCCTGTTTGAGTATGTCGTTTTATATCACAAATGTGTATCAGTAACGATGCATAGCTCATTCTTCTGTATCCGTTAAATTAAATGAACCCCAGTCAATGACAGGTTCAGTTGCTTCGTTCTCTCTGTAGCGTTTAGCAAGTTCCAGCATCTTATTAGTAACATTCTGAGTATAACTGTAGTCTCCAATGCTTTCACTATCAGTAGACATAGAATAGATAGCCGCCCATGTTTCAAGTGCTAAGGCCGCAGCCAAATTAACTGAACCTTCCATAGTTAAAAAGGCCTGTATCTCTTCATCAGAGAATTGAGCATCCGTAATTGGGATTATATCAGTATCCGATATAAGTAAACGCACCTTGCCTATATCAGTCGCTAAATCATAAGTCCATGTAGGCATATTACCTCCTTATAGGTTTGAATCGGGATGGTTTCATTCTCGTGGCTTTCAATACTGTGGCTTTCATTCTGTCAGGTGCTTTATTCTTATCATTCCAGAAAAAACCTATCATCTGCCAGACAACTGAGTAATCCCAGATAAACTGTTTAACCCGCCCTATCGCTTGTCTAAGATTCCACAGAGATTGAAACTCATTAGCGATTCCCCGTCTTAGATTCCAGATAAACTCTTTTGTATTAGTAACGACTGTGTTTATATTCCATAAAGATG